AATGGCAACCCGCCAAGATCCCTAAACGCAAGATCATCCTTAATCTTATTAGCACTATCCCGAATCTCCTTCATAATACCAACCATCTGATCAGCAGCACCCTTACGCCTACCATACTTACCATCCTGCAAAACAAAATCTTCAGCATAAAGACGTAACTGCTCATTAACATGAAAATTAGGATTAAACATACCAAGATTATCCCCACTAGCACCCAACTCGCGCATAATGTCCCCCGGATTAAGACGAGTAGCCGTAGTAATAGGACCATATGCGCGTAATGCAGCCTCAATTGTAGCCGGATCATCAAACGCAGTAAGAAGCCTATTCTGCTTTTCAAGCAAACTAACCATAACGTTATGCACTTCAGACAACTGCTTACCACGAGGACTAACACCCTCAATAAGATCATTAGTAGTATTAGCATAATCACGCAAAAACTCTGGATCCTCATACCGTTTAAGATCAGCAAGATGCATCTCCAACTGTGCAGGATCCATACCCTTAGCCTCATCAGCCAACTTACGACGAATAACACTAGCCATCATAGCAGGCGTATACGGAGCACCACCAGTAGCCTGATCCATAATAACCTGCTGTTCCATATCAGTAAGACCCATCTCTTCAATAGCCTTATCGTACAAGTGAAGCATACTCATCTCACGACGCACACCTTCAGCAACACCAAGATGCTGCTCCTTATACGCCTTATCAAAACGATAATTAAAACCAAGCAAAGGAAGATTAGCAATACGAGGAGAAAGTTTACCGCCACGAGTTTGAGCACTAAAAAACGCATTCTGAATACCACGAGCAATAGGACTACCAGCAAACCTCAAAGCAATAGGAGCATCAGGAGCAACAGCCTCAGAACGCCCCTGATCAACAACACTATGATTACCATCAGAACGCTGTACAATCTTATAACGAGGCTCAAACATACCAGCCACATGATCCATCAGACTAGGACGAAGCAGACTATTAGAAGCATTAGTACCCTTAGGAAGCAAAAACTCGAGAGTTGCTTTAGCAGAAAGATCACCAGCAGCGACCTTACGCATAAGAGCAGCATACTCTAAACGACTAATACCATAACCATTAGTAGGATGCTCTGTTACAACATTTTCAACAGGAGCAACATCTTCAAGCCCAATAGGATTTTCTATTTTTGGACTAAAATCAAGCCTAGCACCAGCACGATCAATAATACTACCCGCCTCAGCAACTTTACCAACTTTACTAAGCCTACTAGTAGCAGAAACAATCTGACCACCCTTACCAAGAAGACCAACACCATCAACCAGACTCAACGCATCCATAGCAACAGCAAACGGATCATTAGAAAGATGCGCTTTAAAACCATCCCAAGTACCATAATTATACTTATACTGGTCAATCATATCACCAGTAGTAGTAACAGGATCAGTAGCAAGATAATACAATCCTGGCATAAAACCAGTACCAGCACGACCAGCACCCTTCACCCAGTTACCAAGCCACCCAGCAAGCCCAGAATCTTGCTCATACGCCAAATAAGATGATTGAGAAGCCAACTCTTGTGTTTTAAGACCAGCCTGCAAACCCTTACTAAGAGCCTCCACACCACTAGGCAAAACAATATTAGGAGTCTGCCCCGGATAAGAAACACTATCATCACCCTTACCAGCAACACCATAAAGCATATCAACAAAACTACCAGCACCAGAACCATCATGCTGATTACCCTCTTTAACTTTAAAATCACCGATAATAGCCTCTAAATACGGACGCAACGCACCCGGAATAGGATAACCCTTATCCTGCGCGTCAACCGCAGCCTGAATAAGACTAGCCTTCTGAGCCTCAGTAAAGCCACGCATAGGAGCAGGCTCAAAACGCTTACCACCAAGCACACTCTTATCCTCAACCATATGCCCAACACCATCACGCATAATCTGCTCAATAACATTAGCAGGAATAAGATTACCCATACCCGTTTTAAAAGTCTCGCCACCAGACAAAGCATCAAGAAGAGAAGTAAACTGTTGCTCAGGAGTAGCAGGAATCTTACCAGTACCAAAATAAGTATCAGTAAATTCTTTTTGAGCCTTACCCTGAACCTCTAAAACCTTAGCCTGCTCCTTATCATTCTGAGCCATAAGGTCCTGAATATTAGCAGCATCATTAGCCCGAATAGACTGCATAGGATCAAAAGCCTTTTTAAGAAGCGACTCTTGAATAAAACGCTCCTGACTAGGACCATAAGTACCATTAGGAGAGTACATATACTGTCGAAGATTATCAACATCAGCAGCACTATACTTACCAGACATAATCTTATTCCAAAGAGCAGAACCACCCTCCTTAGAAATCTTCTTAGTAATTTTAGACTGCCAAAGAGCCATATCCTTATTATCCTTAGCATAAGAATCAGCCATCTTATTATAATCAGGAACAGCAGCAGTACCCTTACCCTTAACAGGAACATTAGTTAAACTACCAACAATACCACGATTACCACGAACCCGTTTACCATCAAGAAAATCTTTTTGAGCCTGAGCAGGAGAAATAGTTTGATCAACACCACCATAAGTAGCATACTGAATAGCAGTATCCGTTAATGATAACTTAGCCGTCTTACGCTTCCACTTACCACCATCATTAGTATAATTATCTTTAAGAAATTGATTAAGCGCAGGAGTATTAATACTAGTAACACTCGTATCATACTTACCATCAGCAGTTTTACCATACGACATAAGACCAGCACGAATCATAGCCTCGCGCTCATCAGTACTCTGATTAAACGCTTGACCCTTAGTATCATACCAAGCACGAGCACCAGACAAACGATCCTTAAACAACATTGTATCTACATTAGCAAATTGCAAGCCAGCAAACGTATCTTGCCTAACAGGAAGCGGAGCAGGACCAAAATTATTACTACCCGCATAACCACGATTAGACAATGGAGGAGATTTAACAGTAGGAGGAACCATACCGGGAGGAGTATAACCAGCCGTACCCGGACCACCATAATTTAGACGCTTCTTTTTAGCAGCAAGTTCAGCCCGAATCTGAGCACGGGATTTGGTACTTGGAGTAACACTACCCGGACCAATATTAGAAAGATCTAAAGCCAAGAAGACTCCTTAATCGAATAATTATAATAAAAACTTAAATTGCAGGACCAGCAGGATTTCTACCATTAGGCGCACCAGTACCAGAAGTACTAAACGACTTGTACGACTTCTTACCGCCAGCCTTCCTATACGCAGCATAAGCAGCAGCATTATTAATATTACCACTAATATAGGCCTGTTGATTACCAGCCATCTTAAAAGGATCATACGCAGCACGTTGCTGATCACGCAAACCAGCAATACCAGTAAGAAGCCCCTGCCGACCTTCAAGCATCTGAGTCTGCAAACCAGCCGCCTCTGTACCAGCAGCAACCTTCATCTGATTCAAACGACTCAACTCGCCACCACGATCAAGCGTAAGTTGCATACGAGTAGCAGACTGATCCTTAACATCCTGAGCACCAAGACGAGCAAAATCACTAGCAGCACCACCAAGAATAGCATTAGAATACACATCACCACCCTGACCACCCATACCAGAAACAGTACCAGCAGACTGAGCAAGATTAGCCGTCTGCGTAGCATCCGCACCAATAGCACCACCCATAGCACTAGTAGCAGCAGAAACATTAGCGCCACCCTGACCATAATTAGTACCCTTAATCAAAGCAGAAACCTTAGCCAACTGATCAGAATAATTCTTATTAATAGCATCATTAGACTGAATACCACCAAGAGCAGCATTATAACCAGCCACACTAGGATCAGCATTAACATCCATACTAGCACGACTCTGAGCATTAAGCAAAGCCGGATTTTTAGTAGGATCATACAAAGCACTATTAAGAGCATTCTTAGAAGCCTTAATGCTACTACTCATACCAAACTTTTGATTTTTAATAAAAGCCTTATAAACCGGACTTTTAGGATTCATAAACCACGGAATATTATTTTTAGCCACGTTCAACCCCCTTAAATAGTAACATTAAACTACCTTCCATTTTCCATTAATATATTGATACTTAACACCCGCAGCATTAGTCCAACGCTGATACTGCTTAGCATTAGCAGGAGGCCTATCAGGAGGAGTTGTTGTAACAGGAGGAGCAAGTGCAGGATCTACGGGAGGCGTAACAGCAGGGTCTACAGAAGCAACAGGCGGCGTAACAGCAGCACTATCCTTCAACGCCTGAGCCTCAGCCGCAGCAATCTTATCCTCATTAATAGCCGTCTGAAGGCCCTGATACGCACCACCAATAGGCTGATTAGCCTGAGCAAACTGAGACAAATAATCACTCTTAGCAGCACCCAACTGACCCGCAGTCTGACTCTCAGCAAGCATACGCCTCTGATTAGCCAAACCACCCAAACCAGTACCAGTAGCAGCACTCTGCGCCATAGCATCAGCCTCAGCAGAACCACCACCACGCATAACATCACTAAGAATACCCTTACCACCAATACGCATCTGACCAGCAGCCGCATCAAAAGCAGCCTGATCAAGCACACCAGTCTCCTTATTATACAACTTATTAGGATCAAACGCAGAACCAGTAGACTCAGTATCATACCCACCACCAGAATTAGGCATAGTCCAACCATACTGAGCAAACAAACTATTCTGAGCATTACGAGCCTGATTCAAAGAATCCTGATAAAGAACAGCAGCGCGACCAGCATTACCAATAATACTCATAATGTAGTCTTCTTAATATAAACATAAGTAGAACCAAGCGTAGGAAGACCAGCAACAGTATTAGTAAGATTAGTATAGTTAGCAGGAATGCTAGCCACACTAGTATCAAAAATCATAATCATACCAATAACATTAGTCTTAGTATTCAACGCAGTATCAACACTCTGAATAACAGTATTAATACTAGAGTACCCAGCAGTATCACTACCATTAAGAAGAGTAATACCAAAATTAGTTGTAAGTGCCATTATTCACCTCCTTTACGCTAAGTATAATTATCATAGTTCGGCAGACCAACCAAGATACGCCGTAGATGTAATGTTATTAATACCAAGGCAACCTTGACCAGCAGTCATCGTGCCGCCGGTACTAAATGAGGTAGTTGCTCCATCCGTAGTTGCCCTAAGAAACGCCGGAACACTAGTGCAAGCAGTAAGTGTGTTTAAGTTTGAAACTGCATAATTTGCGGCTGTACCAGTTTGTCGTATATCGGTTGGAGCAGTTCGCATACTTACTGGAAACGAAGTTTGAGTTCTTGCGCTTGAGGGAGCAATAATAAACCCAACGCCAAAAGTTTGGTAGTCAGCAGGCGACCACGGTCCCATTTGATAATAGTAGCGTTGGCAACGACGGAGTTCCTCACCAGCATCGCGAAACTCAAAATCAGAAGGAGCAGAACCAACTTCTAATTGCACACCAGTAATATCAAAATAATCATTAGTACCAGCCGTACCAACCGGCGTAAACACAAACGACACACCCAACTGAGTAATAGTAGTAGCCAACGCAGCACTAGTCGTAACAACAAAACGCTTCCACGAAGTAGTCAAAACATTATTCGTAGTCGTATTAACAGTATTACCAGTAAAGTTACCAGTCGTATTATCAGTACCAGTACCAGTTACAATATTAGAAACAAGATAAGAAGTAGCATTAGAATAATTAGCGCCAGCCCTAGCCCAAAAACTAAGAGTAACAAACCTACCACGCACAGCCTGAATATTCCGAGATTCAAAACTTGTTTGCACCGTATATGCAGTTGTAAACGTCTGCGCAGCCGTTCGCTGCACACGAAGGTAATAGTTATAACCAGCAGGATCAGTAGATGTAATTGCTTGCTGAGAAAAAGTACCCGGATTGCTTGTCGCCTGAAGAAATTGCCAACGGTCAGCACCATAATTCAAACCCGTAGTACTAGTAGCCGACACCGGGTTAAACGAAGTACCGCGTTGCCAAACATCAAACGCACCATTAATAACCATATTACGACGAAAATCATGATCAGCAATCATCCAACGCGCAATACCATCAAGATCCGTCACATACTTAAGTAACTCGTCACTATCAGTCTGATAAATCATCTGACCAGCAATAGGACTAGCAGGACGAGCAGACGTATTTGCCACAACCGTATGACCCGTATAACCAGTAAGGTCCAACTTACTAGAAACAATAGCAGCACTAGCAGACACATCAGCATTAACAATACTAGTAGCAAGATTCAACTTAGAATACGCAATAGCAGCACTAGCAGACACATCAGCATTAAGAATACTCGTAGCAAGATTTAACTTAGAATAAGCAATCGCAGCAGCACTATTAATTTTAACATTAGTCAAACTACCATCAGGAATACTACCAACCGCAAGAGCCGTAGCAACTTGTTGAACAAAACCAGTAGTAGCAATCTTAGTAGTATTATCCGTAGTACCAGTAACAGTAGTAGTAGTTGGATTACCCCCAAGAGCAACATTACTAGCGATTATAGTGCCAGTAACAGTACCAGTATCAGCAGCAGTAATAGCAGTACCAGTAATTTTACTAGGACTAATACTACCAGCAAGATCCGTATTAAGAATAGCACCAGTAAGAGCAAGTTTAGAATACGCAATACCAGCAGTAGCAGCAATATTAGCATTATAAATCGTACCCGGAGCAAGAGTAATATTACCAGAAATAATCTGTGCAGTAACAGTTTCAGAACGATCCGCTAACTCTTTAATCCTTGTTGCAACATTAGATAGACTATCCCCACCTAGGGGATACGGATATTGGTATGTTGTTGTTGTGGCTGTTGTTGCCATTTATACCTCCTCAGGTTTAGGATATTGCTTTTTAATACTACGAATCTTTGCTTCCATTTCTGGCAGAAAAATACCAGCATGATAAAGCGCATCTAACTGATCACCAATCTCAGCAGCCGTAGCGTGGCGTGTTGTGCTTGTTACTACTTTGTGTCCTGCACCAAAAATACTCATGGCTAAATGCTATCCCTATATCCGTAAGTACGAATTGTCCCATTAAGCACATCCGTTACGCCATAAATGCTAAACCCAGTGTATTGAGTTGTTGTGTTCATGGCTCCACCAAGCAAGCGAAAAACATAAGAAGTTACGTCAGATTGATATGTTAACGCTTGACCAGTATAAGCGGTAATAGCAGAAGCCTGATTAGGACTTATTACATCAAAAATAAGTGATTGTCCTAACGTAGTAGTTCCAATACTACAAACAGTAGTTCCAGTTTGTGCTACTGCTCCTGCGTCAAAAAGAGTTCCCGAAGCATATACGCCTCTTTGATACCAACTATAGTTTGCACTCGTATCGTCACTTGAAGTTCTAAAACGAAGCCCTACGGCTCTAGTAGTAGCACTTCCGTTAGCAAAACTAACAACCACACGATAAGAGGTATATGCAGAAGAAAACACATTCGATACGCTATTGGTGACTGATCCCATAGAAGAAGTATTCAGCAAAACTAGCCCCGGAGGTGCTGCTGGACTCATCATCTGAACCCATACCGACCCGTTATAGACGACAATAAATCCGGTGTCTGTCTCGTAAATCATCGTTCCCGTAGCGGGACTGGCAGGACGAGTCGAAGACGTACAAACAATATGTCCCTGACCGGAAAGAGTATTTACACCATCAAGGTGTGCGGTAAGATCAGTAACAGCCCCCGCACCACTAGCCGCAGCATTGCGTACATACCGAGTAGGCACATAATCAACCTGCACCTGATCACCATCAATAACATCACTACCACCACGAATATGAGTATTGGCATGAGCAGAACCATTATTATTTTGCGTTTGCTTAGTATATGAATTAATCTCATTACGAACATTATTCATAATATAATTATCGTAATCCTGCTTACCCTGCTCACTAGTCAAATCACCAGTAAACATAACTAAACCCTACTCGCTCGCATAGGCTTAAACCCAATATCCCACGACTCTAACTCGACAGCAAAAGGACGCTCACCCAAACTAAACTTAGGAGCACGATAATTATTCATCTGATACAACCTAAAACCCATAGTAGGATACCTCCAAGACATACGCTGCTTACGACGCTCATACAACGTATTAGTAATATTATACCAAGACGACACCAGTAATTCAACATTATTCCAAGTAGAACGATTAGGACTAAGTTTAGCAGGCAGAATTAAATCCTCAAATTTATCCCAAGTAAACGAGACATTACCAAAAGTCTCCCAATTAACATGCCGCTTCTTAGTAATATCAATTTCATCATTATCCTCATTATCAACAATATCTAAGCGTACCGCACCATCAATAAGATACAAGTTTAAGAATAATTGTCTAAACCACTTTTTAAGAATAGGGTCTCCCATGCTATAATGCTTGGTTTGCATATAGAAGTCTGGTCCCTTAATATAATTATTTGGACTCATTCCTAGGTTTTCAATTAGAACTTCGTCTGTTCCAGTTGTGTAGTTTGCGTTGATGTTTAGGAGTGCGTCTACGTCAATTAGTCGTGCGTATACGCCTGTTTGTGCGGCTGTTCCGTTAGGTGCTACGTTGATTGGACTAAACGTACTATTAACCGTTTTACTATAAACAAGACTATTTGCACTATTATTAGTAATTGTTCCTGCAACTGTTTGAACACCAGTAGTAGCATTAACGTAACTAACACTAGTAGAAGTAGTTGAAGTAACTGTAAAAGTACCATTATAACCTGATGGAGTAATTCCGGCAACAGTAATAGTATGTCCTACTGAAAATGGGTGTCCAGAACCAACGCCAATTGTTGCAATTCCGGCACTACCACTCGCAGACGTAGTTGGAGTACTTATGTTTAATAAAACTACATTACCATTAAACTCAGCATCAATACCCGACACAGTAATACTAGAACCAATAGAAAAGCCGTGAGGGACACTAGTAGTAATCGTAGCAACACTACCAACACTAGACTTAGTAACCACACTAAACTCTGTAGGATTAACAGCATTAGCAGCAACAACCGCTTTAAGGCCAGTAACAGCCTCTTGCTTAATCACTCCTCTAAACCCAAAGTTACTAATAACACTAATAGCGCCCGTAGGAAGATAGACCGCAAACGTTAAGCCTTCCGTCTGATTAAGTGGTCCCCAAATATACTGGTACCCTAACGCTCCCCAAAAGAAAGAAGCAGGAGCATTACTCATTTGAATATTAGCCGGATTAGACGTAGTAGTAAAACTAGACGAAGCAGCAGTAGTATTAACATTCATAGTTAAACTTGTTGGACGCCTCTTATCAATAACAGTACCAGCAACCGTTTGAGCGCCAGTAGTAGTATTAGCATAAGTAAACGTTGTTGATGTAGGAACAGTAAGAATAGTATAAGTACCATTATAACCAAGCGGTGTTACACCTGAAATAACAACATTAGTTCCAATTGTAAAACCGTGGGCTGTGCTCGTTGTAATTGTTGCTATTGCGCCAGTACCACTAGTAACTGTGGTTGCAAAGAAAGGTACCGGAGGGCTTGTAACACCAGCGCCTGTTGCCAAGACCTGCGTAGGCGTTGTAGCACTATACGGCATTCCTTGTCCCGTAAAGTATGGTCCGTTAGGAAGAACAAAAACATTACCTGCAACTGTTTGTGCTCCAGTAGTAGTATTAGCATAACTAATTGAACCCGTTCCAGCAGCCGTAGTAGGGACTACAAAACTTGTAACAGGATAAATACCATTATAACCCGTTGGCGTAACACCAGTAACTAGAACATACTCACCAGCAGCACGAACACTATGAGTTACACCAGCAGCAAGAGTAATTGTAGCCGTCGTGCCTGTTCCCGCAGTACCATTAGTAGCATATCCAGACGTTAAAGCAGTAAGACCACCATTAGAATCAGAAATAACAGGACCCGTAGGAAGAAACTCAATATAAACATTACTATTAGCAACAAAACCAGTATTAGAGTTAGTAGTATTATCATACGCAATTGTAGTAGGAGTAATAGCACTAACACGATAAGTACCATTATAACCGTTAGGAGTAACACCAACCACCCTAATCCACGAATTAACATTAACACCATTAGGATTAGTAGACGCATTATAAGTAACGCCAGCAGGAACAGTAAACGTACCAGTACTAGCAGTAACCGCTAATGCGGTTGGAAAAATATTGGATTGAACATTAGCAACAAGACCTGTAAGATTAGGACTAGCCGCTGTAAAAGAAACATTATTAAAAGACACGCCTTGCTGCCAAGTACCAATAAGACCACTAGCAACACCACTAGAATTAGAATACAACACATTACGATTCCAATAAATAGGCGTATTACTATTAGGACTAAGATCATCAAACGTAAAATCAGGATCCCAATCATTATAAGTAAAACCACTAATAGCAGCCGTACCATCAATAGTATCAGCATAAATAGGTTCATAACGAATAGGATTATAGATACTCTTCCAAGCATTAAAATGCATAAACAAGTAATCTTTATGAAAAAATCCGTAAGCCCTATTAACCTGAGGATCATAATTCTTAATACTCTCGGGATAATACAAACCAAGATTATCTTTACTAAGATTACGAACCGTAGTACCATCAAACAAGAAAATACCCGTTTTACTAGCCCAGAAAACACCACCACCATACTCAACAATACTCATACTAGACAGGCAGCCTTCGGGATACAATTCTTCTAGACTAAAATTAAAACGACTATTACCTCGAAGACGATACGTCTTATCAGCCATAAAAATAAGTAAACCACTAGAAGAAGAAGCCAACCCGCGCATTTCAGAAAGACCCGGAATAATAATACTGTCTGCATCATTAGCCGACAAGTCTACTGCTTCAGGATCATTATACGCACTAAAAACAATACGATTACGATTAGCCGTATCAGCAGCATTACCAAACCACTGCAAACCAGCATAAGTAGCCGTAAAAATACCCGCACTATTAGAAGGAATATTAGAACGCAAATTAAGATTAGCAGAAGGAACAGCAGCATATTGACGCGCCGTATACTCATCCGCCTTCATAGTACCAGTAACCGTACTAAAATAAGTAGTGCTAATAGTTAAAGTACTATTATCAGTAACACTACCAATATCACCAATCCACTTACCATCATTAGCCCTATACAAAGCCCAAGTAGAATCAAGACCAGCACTTTTCCAATGGCCTTCAGCATCACTACCAAGATTACCACTAACCATAACCTGAGCATTACCACTAGTGCCACTAATAAGTCCACGACCATGCGTCTTAATAAAAGGACGCACATTAACAACCTTAATTGTCTGAGCAGTAGTATTAGCATCCGCATTAGCACCACTAGTAGTACGAATAATATCTTTTTCAAGCGTAATAACACTAGAAGTAGCACTAATAATAGTACCAAGATAATAATCAACAGAAGAAACTGTACGATAAACAAACATACCCGGCTGAGGCAGCGCACCAGTCGTACTATTAGCAAAAGTACCAGCAGGAATTGTAATAGTATTACCATAAGTACTCGTAGCACCAACACCAGTAATCGCTAAAGTACAACCAGTAAACGTAGACTCCACACCACAACCACCACGCCAATAATACTGAACATAATCATTAGAAGCAGACCCATACGAATACCCTTGCTCAAGAAAACTAAGCCACATACCCGTAGTAGAAGCATTCTTAACATCAAAAACACAATCACGAGGCATACCAGCAACAACCGAAACAGTACTAGCATTAGAAGTATTATGAGTACCACGATTATTAGCATCAAGAAAAAGAATACGACTAGCCGTATCATTAGTAACAAACATAGCACTAATACGCTGACCAAGAGGATTAAGCGTAGAAAAAGCGGAAACAACACGCTCATTAGCCACACTAGGCTGCGTTACAGTAGGATTACCCGCTTGATTATAAATTGGAAAAACCGTATGTGGAGCACGACGACGAAGCAAACCATTACGATCAAAAAGAACATCCTGCCCCCAACGAACAAAATCCTCAGGAATACTAATACCACTACCCGACTGGTTTAAACCACTAATAGCACCAATCTGATTAGCATAAGTCAACGCCATACACACTCACCCCCAATCATAAACTAATAAGACCAATCATACGAATCCGTAATAACACCAATACGCTCAGGACGATCATACTGATTCATCCATATATCCGCTCGCATCTGCTGATAACGAGACTCAAACATATTCTGGAACACAGCAGCCTGTGGATCATCATTAACAAGAAACGCTTTAATAAGAGCACCATACACAATAATACTATGATGACGAGCAGGTAAATAAAACTCTGTAGACTCAGTAACAGCAGCAACCGGAACTTTAGTATAATACAAACGATACGTTGTACTACCAGTAGTAGCAGGAAACACCATTAACTCATCACCAAGAAAATAATACCTAGTAGGCGTACCAGTATAAGTACCAACAATAAATTGCTTCTCTATAACATCAGCGCGTTCAGGAGTCATAGTAATCATATTAGTAGTATCAGTAAAACTAAGAACACTATTAACATCAGTCACATTATTAGTAACAAGCGTATTATTAGTAATCTGAGTTTGAGCGGCAGGAACAATAATAGTTTTTACAGCCTCAAGAAAAGGCCACGGCTCACGAGTAGCAATATCAAAATATGCCTCATTAAGAAGCGTAAGTTTCTGCGAATCCTCAAGATCATCAAAACCATACAACTCCATCTCAGTATACATCTCATCAAGCGTCACTTTTAACCACCCCCTTCTTATCATTAGGAAACACCTTAACAACCGGACTCTTACCATCCTTACGAAGCATCTTCTCAATACGCTCAGCAGAATCACTACTAGCCTGATCAGCCAAATAACGCTTCTCTTCTTTTTCACGATTCTGCTCTTTAATAATCATATCAAAAAGTTTATCACCATGAATACGAACATCAGACTCACGCAAACGCTGACAAATATAATCAGGATGCGGAATATTCTTACCAACACCAAGAACTGCTACAGGTTCCTCAGGAAACGGCATACGCATATAAACACAATAATCACCAGTCTCCTCATTCAACTTAAAACTAAGATTCTGATCATATGCATTAACAGCACAATGCACCCTATACACAGAACTATCAACAGATCCTTGCCCCGGAATATAAATCTTCACCTTAACAATCCCATTTCCTTAGACTCTTATTAATACGACTATTAGGATCATTCGCAGTCTTAGCACTAGTCAACTTAGACTTCATACCACTCATGCGAGCACAAAAACTTTTACGCCTACCAGCAGCAGTAGGACTTTTCTTAGCCTGTTTAGCAGACACAGGAGGCTTCAAAGTACCCTTAGTGTACGAAGCGCGACCCTTAGCATTCAAACCACCACTAGGATTCTTACCCTCTTTACGAGTCCAAGCCTCACTCATAATCCGCGCTGCTTCATAGCCATACCTTTTTTATACTCTATAGCCTTCTCAGAAACAGATTCTTTAGACTCACTATCTTTAGACTCCGTTTTCTCATACCTCTTATAAGCAGCAGACTTCTCAATACTATTTTTAGACTTATTAACACCATTAATCTTACGCTTTTTAAGAATATTAGTAGCAAGAGCGTAAGCCATAGAGTCTTTCATCTTAGGATTATTCTTCATAATATCTTTACGAATTTTCTCTAAATCTTTAGGCATTACATCCTCCTCACTATAGAAGAATGGGAGAGGGGCAAAGCCCCTCTCCCAAACAATCAGTTACACACCAGTATCAGTAGAACCATTAACAGTAATGCCCGAAAGCACACCATTCTTAGCACGATTAGTTGCACCAAGATTCATGTAACGAGTTAAGATAGCCTCATAAGCATCATAACCAATCACTTGACGAAGCGTCTGACCATCAGCATCAAGGAAATGCCAATCCTGATCCGAGAACACCTTAAGAGTAGACTCGTCAAGGAAGTACATATTACCATAAGGAGCATCAATATCACCAACAACAGGAACACCATTGTAAGAAACACTATTAAAGCCTGCCTTAAAGTCCATCGTACCAGCCGAAGGATCAAAGATAGGAGTACTAGCACCATTAACAAACGTTAACAGACGATAGAACTCACGCATAACACCCAACGACGTAACAATCATACTAGTCTGTCCACCCTTAGTACGAATAGTATTAGCCATCGTCTGCATAGCCTGAAGCGTTAATGCTCCACCAACAGCCGTTCGCTGATTATCCCAATAGTTATTAGTATAAGCACTAATATTACCAAGATAGCCACCCGAACCGGCCTCGTCTGTAGCAGCCGTACCACTAACAGTATTTGTGTTACTAGTCGGAGCAACAGTCGTAATAATACGCTGAAGACCATCTACCTCATTAGAACGAGTACCAGTACCATAACGAGTAGTACCATCCGTAACCGAACCAGCACGAGCAATCGTATGAGCAACATTTGTAATTGCCGTTGCAGCACTACTAACCGTAATAGTAGACGATGCAGCACCAACAATGCTAGTAGCAGTAATCGTATAATCACCAGTAGTTGCTGGCACAGCAGCACCCGTACTAGCAATAAACAACTGCACTACACAACCAACATAAAGTTGCCCCTTACGAAGCGGTTCCCAGTTAGCCAAAGTAATAATACGAGTTGCAGCCGAAGCCGTTGTCGTAGGAGTACCCGTAGCAATAACACCGTCACCATAACCATACACCTGACGCGCAAGATCTTTACCAAGATCATTACGAATACCATCAAGTTCAGCCTTAAGGACCTGCAAGAATGCACCAACGTCACTCTTAGTCTTAGCCATTGCGGGACCAGTAACCTGAACGCGACCATACAGGTACTTCAGGTCGTACTGAGCCTTAGCAAAACCCTGATTGCCAGCAATAGGCAACGAAGCAGATTCTCCAACAGCACCAATACCACCCGAACGACTTGTATGCAGCGGCACAATAGCCACGCGACCAACAAGATCCTCAGAACGCGACTCAAGACGTTGAACAAGGAGAACATCGTTATTTAACTGCTCCTGAACAGGACCAAGATAATACTCCTTAAGAATAGCGTCAACGCCACCCGTAGTACTCAATGCACTACCATTAGGTAATGTAGCCATAAAACACACCTCCAAAATAATTTAATTAAGAATTATTACGAAGTGCCTCCATAGCAGCCTTGTGAGCGTCATCCAACGAAGCAAAACTTCGATTAGGTTGACTAGACAATGCTGTAGGAACAGACGTAGCACCCAAAGGCACTTGTTTAGCTTGAAGATAATTACCCAAAAGATGCTGCTGAATAGCATGATACTGTTCAGAAGCCGCAATAAGATCACCATCAGTAGAATAAGCCAAATTATAAATAGCCGACAAATCCTCATCACCATAAGTAGGATTCATAGTTTTAATAGTCTGTTCCTGATGTTCTAACTCGCCAATATACTCCTGCTGAACACGTTCCTGTTCGAATTGTGTTCTAAACTGTCGCATATCTTCTAACTCTGCGGCTAGAGAAGGCGGAAGCCCTTCATAAGTACTAACATCTGGAGTGTATTCCTCAACTTGCTGCTCATTATAACCCATTTCTTGTAAGCGATTCTGCATAGCGGAAACAAACTGATGTGCAACATCAGGGTCCGTATCCATAGCCTGCCACATTTGGAGAATATTATTCGCCTCAGTAGGATCAACTCCAGTTTCCGAAAAAGCCTCGTAATTACGACGCAAATCGGCAATCTCCTGAGTTTTACGAGTGTAATCAGCCTGCATAGACCGATAAACTTGCTGCATATCCTCAGGTAAAACATTCGGATCAAACTTAGTAAACGATTCCACTTCTGGATTATCGTCAACCACAGCGTCCGAAACAGTAGGCTCACCAATAGACTCTAAAGAGTCCGGCAAATCAGCCTGAAGAGCGCTCATAGCACCCTCCACATCAATTTCACTCATTAACTACCCCTTTAATACTAAGAGTCCAGATGATTCTGGTTGCTCTTCTACTTCCACATCAATAATCTCTCCAGCACGATTTTCAGCCGCACCAACAAGACCATCAACAAATCCGCCCATAAGTTCCTTCATATCCTCACGAGAAGGAAGAATCTGGACGGTTTCAGTACGTTTAGTAGCCAACCCAGTAGCAAGACGAATCTTATCATCCATAATACCCACTACCGTAGCAATAGCACTTAATTGTCTAACTTCAGCCTGAGGAATCAACTCCTCTAACTTATTCATAGCATTCTCACGAACACGATTAGCATGATGAACAAACTCGTATAATTGTGCCGGAAGTTCATCCATAACCGCATCTGGCGGCCCATCCTCATTCCAACCCTTAACCCAATAACGAAGAGTATTAGCCGGAATCCCACACTCACGCGCAGTCTTCTTAACATTCTTATCATTAGAAACCCAAAGAACATACGCCGCAGCACGATCCTTATCGTCCCACTCAACTCGTTTATAAGCCAACCTTAGCCGCCTTCTGTTCAGCCGCATGACGCATCTTCTGCTGATGAAGCAACTCCTCCTGCTGCATCTTAGCAAGATTAGCATTAGCAGCCGCATCACCACCCGCAACCGCAGCATCATTCGGCTTATCCTTATTATCAATAACAACCGTATCAAGCGGCGGCTCCAACAACTCTTCAGGAGTAACATCCGTAAGACCAGACTGATTAAGAATCTTAGAACCAACAGTCGGACCAACAGCACCACGCAACTGAAGACTAATCTTAGCAGGATCACCCGGAGGACTAGCCTCTTCCTGAAGCGCCTTCTGCGTCAACTCGTAATGCTTATAGAAACGCTCCTTCACAGCAGGATCCATAGTCTCAAACTCGGCACTCTTCATAAACGAAGCATGAGCCTCCAAATGAGCAGTCTTATTCTCATACGCCAAAGGCTTCAAACCCTCACTAGCAAGATCAGTAAGCATCTGCGGATCAGGCGGCTGTTGCAAACCAGTATTAGGATCAACCGGAGGATTCTGAAGAATCTGCATAAGTTGCTGTTGAGCAGCCGCAGCAGCACTCTGATTAATAATACCACCATCCATAAGCACATCATGCTCACGATCAGCCTGCTCCTCATCAGCCTCAAACTGCATCTGAAGCGACTTAAAATCAGCCATATCCATATACTTATACGCTTTAGCAGGAGTCAACATACCCATCTTAAGCATCTCCATCACACGAGCCTGCTTACCCGCACGAGTACGCGGCAACCCAGAACCAGCCTCAACCTTAACAGTAATACCAGAACCAAGATCCGCAGCCTCAAAACGCTCAACCTTAGGCTTAGAACCAGAACCATTAATAATAAGCATACGCGGCTCCTGATAATACTTCTGAGCCAACTGCAACATAAGATTACCACAACGCTCTAAACTCTTCTCCATAAGAAGAATCTGAGGAGCCAAACGATCCGTAGCAGCCTCCTGAAGCAAATCAATAGCAATACCCGCCTCAACATTAGGAGGAACACTACCCTCCATAATCTCATTCAAACCAAACGTATCCTTCAAACGAATACCAAGATCCTGAAGATGCTCAAAGACGTAACCCGGAAGACTAGGAATAGGAATAGCCTCAGGCACCTTACCCGCCACAGGATTATACTCAAAAATAGCACCCGGCTCATCAGTCATACGCTGACGCAAAGAACCAACCGGAGCCAACATTTGCGGCTTCAACGTAAGATTCTTATACTCAACCATCTGACTAAGCGTACGATTAAGTTCCTTCTGCAACGGAATAGCCTGCTCCACAACACTCGTATCCCACAACTGACCCGGAATACGCATACCCGGAAACTTAACAAGCGGCAACTTCTCAAACGGATAAGGCCACGGAGCATCATACAACACAATATCAGGAGACTTAGTAAACACAACAAAACGACCATCAGGATACTTATGCCCCGGAAGGAAATAACCATAATAAACAACACGAACATTATTCTTAGACTTAGACTCCATACTACCAAACTGACCCGGAAGAGTCTCGTCAGGATAACGATTAACAGCATTAGCCGACAACTCCACACCATACCGCTCTTTAATCTCATGAGGACTCATAGAATGCAAACAAAACGCAAACTGACAATCTTCAAACACCTGAGCAGAATCATCCAAAAGAACCTCAAAAGGAGACAACACATCAACCTTAATCTCACCCTGATAAATACGCTTCTCAAACTCCTTAGAATCAATACCGTTTTCTTCAAGACTCTTAGAAAAAAAGTGTTTAACCATAGGATCAACAATAGGTTGACCATCAGGATTCATAAGAACCTTCATACCCGGACCAGCCTTATCATCCCAAGTAATCTTCCAAAAACCATTACCACAAATAATACTCCACATCATCGCCTCTTCACGCTTCTCACTAAGATGAAACTCATCCCACCAATAATCAAGAAGATTCTCAGCAACCTTAACAGCCTTACCAGCCTCATAAGAAGCCTCTTGAGGACTAGCATAAAACTGCGGCTTAGACTTAACAAGACGAGCCAAAAGAGACTGAGTATTAGGAGCAATCTGATTAGCAACAAGACGCACACGATAACGAGGCTTATCACCATCATCCGTAGGCATACTCTCAATACGCCGCGACTTACGATTAAAAAAGACGTACTGCTTACCCTTATAAAAAGAAAGATTCAACTTCCATTGACGAGCCATTAACTCTCGCTGACTCTCCAACTCTGTAACCTTTTTAACAAGCGAACCCGCAGAAGCAAAGCCAGCAGGCACAACGCTATCCGAATAACTAGAATCCTCAATACCCACTAAACATCACCTCCACCAATCATTATAAAAAAGTCAAATCAGAAGGAACCAACCCGGCACTATCAAGCAAATCCTTATACTCAGCCGGATTAATAACCCCATTCTTCAAAGCCCAATCAGCATCCTGCTGATCCTCATCAACACGCAAATGCCCCAAAGGAACATCACTTAACGGCTTTATTCCCTCTAGGCGAAACCTTTCCAACTTTAGTTTCTCCTCCTCCACCGCTAACATCCTCTCGGTCCACGACCGTTGCGTCTGTAGGATCTCCTGCATCACGCTTAACAACATCGTATCCCGCCTGTTCAGCCAACCAAACAATTGTAGACTCCTTAATAAGTCGATAAGAATTCTCAGACATATACGGCGTAGGCATATTATCCAAGCCAGTATTCAAAAATACATCTCCCGGCACAAGCCGATCCCCCGTAACACAATCAGCACCATAATCAACATCTCTAAAAATACTAAGCATTACCACATACTCCCCATAAACTCGTCAACATACATGTCTTTTTTATTATTATTACCCGGCCTATCATCCAAAACCCAATCAGGCAAACCACTAGGATGCACAAAAGGCTTATCAAAAAACGATTCAGCCAACAACGCACCAGCAGTCCTCAAAGCAATCTCCACACTATCCAAACAGTCATCCCTAGGATTAGAAATACTAGCATCATAATTAATCCACTCATCAATAAAATCCTTATGATCCTTCTTAATACGAATCTTACCAATCTTAAAAAGAGGACTCATAGCCATAATACGCTCATACTTCTTACCCTTAGCAAAAATAGGAACAATAGGAGGCATACTAGGCAAACGCTCCGCCTGCTGCACAAGAGCCGCCTGAAACGCATTAGACTCAATCCCAATAATATCAGGACCCCAACGCAAATAATACTCCTCAATCTTCTCCAACTGATCAGCAAAAGGAATCTTAGCAGCAACCTGATCCAACAAAAAAACTTGATTATTCTTAGCAACACCAACAACACTAAGAACAAACCTATCGCCACGACCACTCATACTCACAGCAGGATCAACACCAATATACTTACGAAGTTTCTCAAGCGTACCATCCTCATTACGAGGAAGATCATCATTAGTATAATACTGCAACCAGTCGCCAGCAAGATCACGACCCGCCATACTATCAAACGCAGCCATATACTCCTGAGCAAACAAAAGAGGATGATACCGTTGTTTAGTATACTCCCACTCCTTCTTAGGAAAATAAGGATTATCAATACTACGATACTCAACCCGACCTTGGGCCGGGTCTTTCATT